GGAATTGCTTAATTACTTTATCGGTGAGAGTATTTACATTTTCTATAACTAATGCTCTATTAAATGTAATCACGACAAACCTCTAACTTTCAATTCCCACAATAAATTAACTCCAGCAGGACTTGTTTGAATTACGTCAGTAATGTGATATTCTTGCGTACCAACCACAATAGAGTCATTAGTTGTAATTAGAGTCACACCATTAGCAGTAACGTAGACTTTCTTATCTCCTTTCAAGATAGTTGTTCCGTTAATATCAGATTCACCGAAATCAAAGATTACACCAGTTGTTATTATATTTGTCGTTGTATTTGTGATTAAACTCGTAGCAGGGTCATATTCGCCTTGTACGATTCGTTTAATTGTCATCGGTTGACCAAATTCTTTAATCAATTCATCAGCCGTGATGACCAATTCATTCCAGTTCATCATTTAATTGCTTTCCCTGAAGTTGATTTCAAATAAGGTTTTACTAGATTATCAGCAGCTGGATAAGTAGCAAATGTATCTGGTTTCTTTTGATTTGATGTAAAATTAGTTTCTTTTTCAATCACCCCGATTTTAACACGAGTGGATTGACCTGCTGTTGTGCTAATGTCGGTAACAAGTTGTGAAGTGGATGCACGAATAGCGTACTCACAGATAGCTTTAAGAATTTTATCAGGGATTGTGTAACCAATAAGAAGTTCAGTATCTATTTCATCAAAAATAGGAGTACCGAATTCAGGTCTTGGAAATGGTAGTGACTGTGTATCTTTATAAAGACTTCCTGAAAATAATGTTGACCATCGGAGTGTAAAGTAATCAGTTCCTTTAATGAGATTAGATTGTATAATTTCATCGTCTAATAAATCCCAAGACGTAACAGCTCGTTCTGCGAAATAATTCTTAGAGTAAGCTATGCTTACTAAACTATTTGCATTACTTAAACCTGTCCCATCTTCAACGATAAATGCCATTATTACCTCCTAAATTGTACAGCGTATACTACACTATTTCTTGCATTTTGTCAAGACTTATGTTATAAGCACATTTACTGAAACTGTACTTATCGCTATCAACTGTTGATTTGGATTTTCAATAGTGATTTTTACATCTTTATGTTCTACTATAATCATGCTGCGATGTTCAGTTGAGGCGCTACAAAAACCTTATCTTTGTAATCTACAATTGGAGGAACCCTAGTTGATACAACACCATTTGCAACTTCCTCTATTTCATAATAGTATTTACCACTACTAATCAATTTAGTTAGTGTATTTGGAACATGAATAAACACGATACCGTTCGCTGCATTATCGTTAGCGTTATCACCAACAGTGGTTGTAAATTGTAATACTGCATTAGCGTTAGCATCAGTAAAATTCGATTTTAAAGTTAATGTGTAATCGAAACCTGTGATGTTGACAGGTGCATCATTCAAATCGGTAATTGTTAATTTTAAAATATAATCATCACCTACTCTAAAATCATGGATATATTTAGCCATTTTTCTTTTTCTTTCTAGTTGCTTTAGATTTAGCTTCTTTAGCTACAGATAACGCGATAGCTACCGCTTGTTTTTGTGACATCTTCGGATGAGCTTTCATTTCAGTAGAGATATTGTGTGAAATGGTTTTACGACTATAGCCTTGCTTTAATGGCATAACTGTTCCTTAAAATGCAGGTGAAATATAAGCGCCGTTTTCAAGCGGTTCGTATCGAATGTAATGTCGCCACAATCCTGTTGTAGAACCACCTGTCACAGTAAGTCTAACATCACCTCTAGGAATACGAATGCCACGAGAATCCATATTCATCCACACTCCAGATGTAACAACATTAGGAGCTGAAGATAACGATGTATTGTCACAGATAATAGCAGTACCTACTGTAGCAGACGCTAATGACGCAGATGTGCCTGTAATATCGGTAGCTCCGTCTAAAGCAGATTGTACGACATATTTAACTCGACTCGCAGTGGAATCATTAGCAGTGTAGCATTCAGAACATAGGGATAGAATTTGACAATCTCCATGTACATTAAATATAACAAGTCCGTTTGAAATAATAGCTCTATTTGTTGCGGCTGTATGGTCTGAATCACTGCTAAGAACACTGTGCATCGTCTTAATCCTCGTTAGGAATAAGTTTTACGGTAACTGTACCCGTAACCGCTGTCACATCTACCAAAATACTCATAGCCGATGTCACAACTTCTTGAGATGTAGCTGTCACAGTTTTAATTGTGAAATCTTTAGATGTATCTGCAAAAGGATTGTTTTTAATTACAACTGTTGCTGTTCCGCTAATATGAATACACAAAGTAGAATAAGCAGGAGCAAACAAAGTATTACTTCGTGCAGCCACAGTGGTATCATCTTTTTTAACATAACGTAATACCCCGCCTGTAGCTGTATCATCTTGGTAATAACCGAAAAACGAGTCGTTGCATTCACTCATAACTAAATCTCAATCTTACGTTTGCGATTCATACCAAGTAAATCTTTTACTTCATTTAACGATAAACCTGAGTCAATCATTTTTTGCATCTTAATCGCTTTTGCTTCACGTTCAGCTTGCGCTGCTTGTGCATAACCAGCTAATGCTTCGGCGTTGCTTGCACTCGTATCAACAGGTTTTAATTGAATCTCTAAACCAAACAACTCTTGGTTTAATTGCGTCAATTCACTTTCTAATTGAACTTTTAATTCTAATTTAGCAGACAATTCAGCTCTAACTTGAGCAACTTTTGCAATTAAAGCGTCTTGAGGTTGTTCTACGACAACTTCTGGAGTTACGACAACTTCTTCGTCTTTTGCTTTTTTAACTTTCTTTGCAGGTACAGTATATTCAGCCACATTAGCACGTACTAAACCTAACGCTACTTTGTTAATATCGTCACGAGTAATTGCGTTGTCGCCCAATAACGCTTGTACTGCACTTAAAGACGGTAATCCATCTTCTGTCCACAATGTATCGTCTGTGGGGTCTAGCGTTTTTAATAATTCTAGCATTTTGTAATCCTTATCTTATAATAAAACCTTCACCTCTCTATGTTTATAGAGAGGTGAAGGAGAATCTTAGAATTCGCGTGTAATTAAACGTGCGATTGGGATTTGTTTGCGTTCTGGATATACGCGCAACCATGATGCTGCTGTTTCTAATGTAGCATTAGATGCACCACCTACAGTTGCTGTACCCACATAAGAAGTACCAGCTGGAGCAACAACAGATTCCATACGGCTGTAAAGAATTTCAGTACCACCGCCGTTACCAGCAGCAGGATTACGCCATACTTCAGTTGGGTTTTTAGGTGAACCTAAACCTAACTCAATAGCACCTTGACCAAGAATCCATGTTTCAAATACACCAGTAGAAGGACGTGGTAACATATCGTCAACGATAACTAATTTACCCATGTATGTTGGGATAGTTAATTTGCCTTCTGAATCAGGCATTAACGCATAACTATCTTCTTTAATCATACGAGCATGAACAACAGAATGACACCAGATAACACCTAAGTTATTGTAGCTATCACCCATAGTCATCAATGAGTCAACGAAAGCATCTTGACTGAATGACGTTACACCCGCAGTGTATGAAGCACCTTTAATATCAACAGTCATGTCGTTAGCAACGTGTTCTGAACCAGTTGGTGCAGCAGCGTTGTCAGCGAATAAACCTTTTAATGTAGATACTACGTTGTTTTGAATATCCCAAGCCCAGAAGTCAGATACACGACTTACAACTCGACGTAATGGGTCATCACCTACAATGTCACCAGCTAAGTCAGTAGAAGTGTAAGATACGTTGCGTGACAATCTGTGTTGAGTGATTGAAGCAGCAGTGAATGGACGTGCAGTTGAGTTTGTTGCATCATCATCACTTGATACGTTAGAACCTGAACGAGAAAGGTCTTTCCAGAAAGGCATAGTAACTACGTTACCGCCACCAGTTAAGAAATTATCCAAGAAAGGTGAACGAGCAATTGCACCTGATTGGATTAGTTTTGATTTAGTTTCCGTTTCTTTTAATACATACGGAGTGAAGATTTGTGGTACGATTAACGCTGAAAGCTGTGTGGCAGTAGCCATAGTATAATTCCTCTAAAATTAAATTTGATGTGTTTTCATGTATTTCCACCCATGTGAGAAATTGTAAAGTATTTGGTAATCCACCCATGTAGATTGTAGGCTGATATTACCATATTTTCGTATATTTTGTCAAGTTTTATTTACATCAGGCAATAAAAAACCTTTCAAGTTGTTTAACTTGAAAGGTTTTATCTCAGATTAAAAACGAACTTACAATTTAATACCAGCAGCTTCAGCAAGTTTAGCAGCTAGTGTTGGATTCTGTGAGAATAATTCAGCTTGTTTTGTATAGTTACCTGTCACGAATGGATTCTCACCTCTAAATCCACCCTGACTTCCTTTACTTCCACCACCTGTGGTTTCACCCCACCAATATGAACTTGTTGCTTGTTGTTGTTGTAACCACACATCGAATGGTAAGTAATCTTCTTTCGTTAAGAATTTACCTTCATCGTTTTCTACAAATAGACGTTCTGCTTTGAGCATCACAGTTTCTTCAAAACGAGGGTCAATCTTAGCAGCTTTGATTTGTGCGTTGAATTCGTCAGACATTCTACGTTGACGGTCTTTTAACTCTAATTCTCTTAATTTTGATTCATATTCGGATAGTTTTTCAGCCAGAGCTTTTTTCTCAGCTTCAACAGGACTAATTTTAGCTTGTAGACGTGCATTCACCATTGAATCTAATTTAGCATCATCAATTGCGCTGCCTTTAGCGAGTTCTTCTAATTCTTGAATCCGAGCTAACTGTGATTTCACAGATTCAGGTTCTAAATCACCGAATGCGTTTAATTTCTGTTTTAATTGTTTTAAATCATTACGTTCTTTTTCTAATGCACCGTAGACTTTATTAAACTCGTCTTGTGGTTTTACACCTTCCACGTTAAGCACATACTTACTTCCATCGGCTGTCGCAGCATAGTAATCGTGTAATGTTGCATCTAATTCATCTAAAGTTGATAATTCGTATTTTAAAGCCATCTTTAATCTTCCTTTCGGTTAGTTTGTTTGAACACCATTGTTCAGTTTTGGTGAATCACCATTGATTCTAAAATGAGCCTTTTATTATCCTGTGTCTGCTCATCACAGTTCGATAGTTCCAGCCCCATAGGTATATTTCGTCCTTAGGCGCGAGGAATTAGCCATTTATAGGTTGTTGCTTCAACGTAACCTGTGCAGATGGATTAGACACATTATCATTAACCATATCAGGGGAATCTGGTTTAATCGGTGGTTCTAACTCATCTGATTTAATCTTCTTGCGTTCATCTTTGTACGAAAGTTTCGTATAACCTTGTTCTTTCAAGATAGTGTGAACTGTTTCATCACACAATGGAAGCAACCCAGTATTCTTAGCAGCGATAAGTTGTGCGAAGTCTTGACCTTTCATATCCTTATCTGCGAACTGCAAGTTAGGAATTACCTCGACCTCACGGTCGTCAATTCCCATCCATCTAGCACACTTTTTAAGCAGGTTTTCTAATGCGTAAGCAGATGTCACAGCAACTTGATGCAAGTTAGCAGTTTGAGCAGCCATACGAATTTTAAGTGCATCACCAGATTCTTGCTTACTATTACTGTTCATCAACTGACCTGCTTTAGTTACAGCTGCTTCACGGTCATTTTGAATACACATACGTTGCTCAGGTAGCCCCGATGAACCCACGCCGATAAACTTAGCGTCACCACCAATATCTACGTTTAATACTGCACCTGCACCTACACGAGTCGCTTCGTCAGTTTGACTACCACCAACCACAACTAAGGTATCTTGTGCTTGCATATGAAGCGATTGTCTGTAATCTGCTTCACCACGATAGATAGCTAAACATAGGTTTGCAAGACCTAGTAAAGGTGGACTATCAGGTGTGGCAGATACATCTTTACTGTTCACAAAGACAAATGGGATTTCGTTTAATGATTGACCCATAATCTTAGGTTCAACGAACACTTCATTTATCGCTTTACCGTTACCGTAATCCACAACCATCTGTGAGTATACCGCTGACTGTAAATCTTCTTCGTTGACATTTAAATCACCTAGAACAAGTACACGATAGCGTTCTACATCTTTCCAAGCAAATCCATCGCGCACAGATTGTGATTCATTTAAGACCACAAGGTTAAGTGCGTTTAAACCAGCTTGATTAGAACCTTCGTCCCAGTTAATAATTGATTCTGCATCATACAAAGCAATATAAGGATTACCACTACCCGTGACATCAATGTCTAGCAATAACCCACAACGTCCTGTTATAAGCTGTTGTGTGTGAATTTTACGAAGTAACTGGTCTAAACTCTCACCTGAAATAGATGCTGAATCTAATAAGAACTTCATTTTTTCAGGTAAGATATATTGTGTCGGTTTGTAGTGTAGCAAACCTAAATAGGATTCAACTGCATCTGCCACAAAGTTATGGAACACTGCTCTATCTTTATATGCGTTGTATGAAAGACGACCATCTTGACCTGTACCCATACCGTCTACAATATGTGATTGAGCAGCGGGTAAGTATAATGTGTCTTTCATTTTAACTTGACGTTCACCTTTATACACATCGCGCAATAAGGTTACTTCTGGTAATGATTCCATGTACAATGGGTGAAAATTATTTACGCTAGTCATTCTTAATCACCCCGACCTTCATTGCTAAGTATCAATTCTTTAATTTTCATGCTTCTCGCTTCTTACCACATTATGACCAGCTACAATAGACAATGCTGCTAATACTATTTCAGTAGCAGTTCTTTCATCCACATCTAAGACTTTAGTTAAACCCATAGGAATCAAAATTACTAAACCCTGTATAGTGCTGGTTTCTTTAAGCCTGTTAGTGAGCCATTCTAAAATTCTTTGCAACAAAGATGCTGGAGGTTTAGGTTGTTCGGTAATGATAGGTACAGTTTGAAGTATCGTATCCACAATACTTTCAAGTTTATCTATCTTTTTATGTAATTCTTCGTCCAATTAAACCTCCGATTCTTAATGTTATGCTTTAGACTGCTTAAACGAGATAACTTCTTTAGCAGGTTGTGCTGCAATTTCCATTGGTTCACCAGTAGAAGGGTTACGACCCATTCTAGCAGAGCGAGCCGCTTTTGTTTTAGTTTTGAATGTACCGAAATAAGGTACACGAACAGAACCTTCTGCTACAGCTGCTGATAACACGGTGAAGAATGTTTCAATCACATTTCGTGTTTGAGCTGTCGTTAATTGTACGTCTGAAGATTCTTTTGTTGATTTTACTACGTCTAAATAAGCCATGTTTTGTTGTTCCTTTAGGTTAGTTTAAGGATTTATAAATAAGTTAGCGTAATTTAGCATAGTTATTGTGTAATTGTCAAGATTTATTTTTAATTAGGCAAAGAAAAACCCTTATTTGAGAAATCAAATAAGGGTTAATTCAAGGAGTTTAATATGAAAACAAGGTTAGTCTACCACAATAGACACATTCTTGTCAAATTCTTCTTCGACTTTATTTCGATTGTAAGGTTTCTTACCGAAGATTCTATCGTAACTGGCTTCATATTTCTGACGGTCTGTGGTGCGTTCTATTGAACCTTTTCCTGCGCTATGACGACCATGTTTTGTTTCTAAGTTTTTAATCATAGTTTTAATTCCCGAAGTTTGCGTATTCTTTGTGTAATTCTGAAGCGGCTTTCTGATAAGCCTCTTTCGCTTCAAGTTCTGTTTCAAATCTACCTAAATGATATACCTTT